CCCATCTTCAGCATCATCATTTTTAGTGGTATCTGATTTCTCAGCATCAGCCACCCCAGTGTCTGCAGATTCTCCATCATCGGCTGGAGCTTGTGGCTCATCAGCTTTAGCTGGTTTTTCTACTTTTTCTTCATCTTCCCCATCTTCAGCATCATCATTTTTAGTGGTATCTGATTTCTCAGCATCAGCCACCCCAGTGTCTGCAGATTCTCCATCATCGGCTGGAGCTTGTGGCTCATCAGCTTTAGCTGGTTTTTCTACTTTTGCTGGCTTTTTTGGTGCTCAATTTGCAGGTTGCATGACTGTTGGAAAGTATCCACCAACTTCTTCATTGCTTACTACATCTCATTTTTTGTAGTCTTTATTAGCAATTCTGCAGTCTGTCGTTATTTGGTATAAAGCCATAATTACAAACTTTATGAATTAAAATATCAAAGAGGGATTACTCCCTCAATGATTATGCAGTTACTTCTTTTGTATTAACTGGTGCATCAGTTGTATTTACAACGTTAACAGCTACTGGAGTTTCTTCTCCACCTCTAACGTTAGTAATAAATGCTTCTTTAGATGCGTCTCTGAATTCTGCAGTAATAGTTGTTTTGATAGTTTCATCTATTACTTGAGAGTTAGTTGGCTCTCTGTAATCAGTGAACAAAACATCTACATTTTCTTCAGGGTCTTCAAAAACGTGTACAACTGGTCTACCTACTCCGATGAAGATGTCTCCAGTTTCGATTGAATCATCGATGATGAATTCAAGGTCTCTTCCTAAAACATCTGAAGTAAAGTAAGTCAAGCGAGTACCAGCTCACTGGTCTCTACGGTCTTCATTATAAACTTTATTCTTGAATACTTTTCTAAGAATATTCTTAGTAGCACTATTCAAGAAGATTCCCTCAGGGTCTCCACCTCTTTCTTTGATAGCAAGAAGTACATTCTCTATTTTATCTTCAGAGATTACTCCTTCAGCATCAAGAACGAATCCTCAAGCCTTAGTGATAGCTTCTTTCCATCAACCCATTGTCTTTCTCTTGTCGTCTGATTCATCAAGAACAGCAACTCAGTAGTAAAGAGTTTTGTTGATTTCAAGCATTTGCTCATTAGTTTTAGCTTGTCTTTCTTCGTTTAACAAGTCTTCTTTAGTCTTATGCTTATATCATGCTGCTTCTTTTGTAACGTAGATAGACTTTGTAAAAGTCTGAACAACGTTTCTAAATGAAGCTTCTCCAAAAGCTTTATAATCTTCTGTGATTTTCCACTCAGATTCAGCTTTTGACATGATTTTGATATCTGTATCTTTTGCGATAGCAGATGCAGGAGTGTTACCCCATCATCTTGTTACAGTCAAACTTGTTCAGTTTTTAGCTGTAACCATGATTCTTTCATCTCCTACCATTAAGAGATATCCAGCAGATAATCTACTTGCTAAAGCAGTATCTACAACTATTGTTGTGTCATCATCATCTGCAGCAGCAGTAACTTTTCCTTGAGTTGCTACTGGAACTTGAGCATAATAGATGATTTCAGGAGCTTGTACAGCATCTCATCTAGTTGCTCTTTCTAATAAAGGTGCAGTCTTTTTTGTAAGTAATAATACAACAGACACCCATTCTCTTAAATTAAAGTCTTCTGATAAGTGTAAAGCCATTTTTTAATAAAATAGTAAATAAATGAGTTTTGCTAGTCTTTCTTATCTGTCAGACTAAGTAATTCTGATTGCTCTTTTGCTGTTAATGTCCCAGTTTTTTGTAACTTCTCCATTAACTCTTGCTTTCTAGTCTGTCCTCATGATCATGGTACTTTACTTCCTCATTTCTGAGTGGAGTCTTTTTTACCAACCAAAGTATCCATACTATCGAGCTTTGTTGAAAGAACGAATGGGTCTGTTATGTCCTCTATAAGATTCTTTACTCATTCCCATTCATCTCAGAATTTTTTACTTAGAGAGGCGATTCTCTCTTCGTTTCTTTTGCTGACAGTTTCTTCCCTAGCTTTCCAAGTTTCCTGCTGTTTTTTCAAATCAGCTAGTTCTTGGTCTTTTTGAGTTAGCAGTTTCTCGAACTCGCCTTTTTTCTTGGCTTCTTCTTCATCTGCTAATCTCTTTTTTTCAGCTTCTTCCGCTTCTTTTTTTTCGTACTCTGCTAATTTTGCTTTCATTGCTTTATTAGCATCGTTTACCTCCTTGAATCTGTCATAAGGCACATTGTCAGGAGTTTTTTTATCACCCTCATCTTTTTTACCTGAATCATCTCCAGAGGTATTATCAGATGACCCAGTATCAGATTTTCAGTCTCCTCATTCAGAACTTCCACCAGCACCATCATTATTAGCATCTAATAGAACTCTAACTCGGCGACCGTTTCTAAAAATCCATTTCATTCGTTTTTTCTTTTACAAAATTAAAACGGCGGTATAATAAGCGAAAATAAAAAAGTGTGAATTTTTCGTAAATCCACACTCTCAAACACTAGGTATAATCTGACTTTTAATTTTTGAAAATATCTAAACTTGAGCTATGATATATCATCTACAGTTAGGATGGAATGGTGGTAAATCTACAGTTCCTTGACTTATATCTACAATATCTCCATTCATCTCAGCACAAACTTCGCAACAATCTGGCTGTTCTACTATCTGAAATTTAGTAATTCAAATCTGAATAGCCCTATTGATTGTCCCTTGTACATTCGCTCTATTCGTTTCTGTTCTTACTAGCATTTCAGCATATCTATCAAGACTCCAATATCTTCAAGCTCTATCCTGAAATTCTGTAATATGTTCAGCTCTGAGTAAATCTATCGCACCCCTTTTCATCTCGTTTATTGATTCTCACTTTAGCACTCATTTTGCTAGTTCTTGAGTAAATTGTTCCTGAATAGCTTTATCGAGTGATTGAATCGCTACCCTTTCCATTCAGTCCAGACTAGCTTTCACATACATATCAGAAGTATTTATTAGAGCCTTTACTGCATTGACATGGATAGTTCATAGATTATTTACCATTTCTTGCAGTTCTTTATAAGGCAGTTTATTGACTGCTAGAAATATCGTTCCGTTCTGCATGAAGTCATCGATATAATAAGCACCTTTGACATATTCCCTAGTGAGTTCTACTTTACTTCGGTCTCCATATTCACTTTCTAGAGCTTGAGAAATCTGACCTAATTGTCTGAGTAATCTACGAGCTTTGGATGTATTATTTTCTGATAGAGCTTGGAAGTATAACGCTCTGATTTCTTGCATTGTATCAGAAAAAAGCCTTAACAGCTTCTTTCAGTTTGGATTGTTATAATCTGGTAGCCATCTTTTTCTATCCATAGATTATTCGATACGGTGCTAAAATACAAGTTATCAATAGGAATACTGCGAGACAAAACTGTAATCGGAATATCCAGAATAGCTTAAAGAAACGACTTGGTTTGTCTCATATTTGTCTTAGAGAATCTTCCACCTGTTCTTGTAAAGGTGTGTCATTTTCTAAGATTGCTCTTCGTTGTTCGTTCATTCGTTTTTATCGTTAGAATCTAAATTAAATGCTTGATACTTAGCATAACTATCTTTTTCTTCCTGTGCGATTTTATCCATCTCTTCTTTTACTTCTGTTTCATCATATCACATGATAAATGACAAAGCACTTTCTTTACTCATTATTCCTGCATTCACTAGCTGAATTGCAGTAGTAGCTTTCGTTGCTATATCATTTGCAGTTGGTTTGATAAATTTGATAGTTGGTAGACCTACTTCAAATCACTTCATTTTCATTATATCTCTACATAATCTCTGCAAAGATGAATAAAGTAATTGTTGCTTTTTACCTACTCTCTTATAGAATGGCTCGAATTCTTTATCAGTAGTTCCGACTGGTGTATTTCCACCATAAATAGCATTTGAAAGCAAGATAGCAGGTACAGTAGTCAAACATGTAATAAGTTTGAATAGCATTGGCATATAATCATTTATCGTTGCTTGAACATATGTTGCATCTTTCACGATATATTGAGCAGGAGTTTCTCATGGATTATGTACCAAATAATCAGGATTTTCAGAGAATCTAGGGTCTTTACCTTCTTTTCTCTCTTTCATAGCTTTTGCAGTTTGTGCTGAAGCAAATCCAGCAGGTACTGATAATTTACTTGTAAGATTTTTGATGAATTCTACAGAGATTTGACTTTCTCTATCGTTTATTTCTTGGAGAATATCGATTATATCTCTGTAATCTGACTGATGGAAATATCTAGGAATTTCTCATACATCATTTTTGGTTTTTATGTCTGTTTCATCACTTACAACATGTGGATTATCCAGATCATTGTTGAATAAATATAATGGGAAGAAATTTAATGGTTCTTCCTCTCATTCTTTGATTTTTTTAGTAAGAATGAAATTTGAGTTATAATCTCGTTCTTCTCCATAGTATCATTTCCAACTTCCATCTTCCTGTTTTTCATACCTGTCTACATAGAAGAATCTTTTACCAGTTTGCTTATTTTTCTGAATAGAGAAAATAAAGTGCTCCTTTATATCCATGAATCAATCTCATATTCCTAGTCACTCCATAATTGCACAGTAATTTGGTAATGGGATAACATCTACTCTGATTTCTCAATCTTCATCCTCTCTTAATCTAAGGATTCAATAACCTATACTTGACTGGTTTGAAACTCATTCATCTAGTGATATTTGCAGTCAAATTTCATCAGAAGTTTCAATAAAAGTCTGATTCGCTTCATCTTCATTAAAATCAACCATAATTCAGTTACCTATCACATAATCCGTAAAAATTCTCGTGATAGCTCTTCACAGATTGATTGAAATATACAATTTATCATCTTTTACTTTATCGTGTGCTAAATCAGATTTGATTTTGAATACTTGCTCTCTAAAATTTTTCTCAGCAAAACTTGATGTAGAATTAGAGTATATCATAGCATATTTTTGGTTGCCCTTGATAAATTCTCTAAATAAACTCATGTTTTTCTTTATGTCTATTGGCATTTTTATTTGGTATAAAATAAACTGCTGTGTAATATAATCAAATTTTGAAAACTGTTAGTTTTTAGATTTCTGGCACAGGATATTTTCTCATTTGTCGGCATATTGCATCAGCCATTATTCAGTCATCATGATATCAGACTTGTGCGACTTCCTTCATCTTATCATCATAAATAAATGTAAATAATTCTGCTTTTACCCTGCTGTCCATCTCAGTAATTAATCACTTATTTATCGCTACTTTATATTCAGCCATCATAATTGGTCTCGTTTTGCTATTCGTTACCCATCAGATTTCCTGTGTGATTCTGTCGTATGTTCTATCGACTGTCTCATTCACATAGCACAGTACATATCGCTCCCTTTTCTTAGCTTCTGAATAAAAAGCATATCATGTATTGTTTTTTTCAGCTCCGATTCTTCCCCAATATCAAAGGTCGATTAATCTATCTACGATATTACATAATCATTCTCAAGGGTCGGTATGTCAGTAATAGCAAGCCATCAGATTATCTGTTTCCCGGTCTCTTACTTGTATACAACAGTAATCTCATCCGTTCACTCATTCCGATGTGTCTATTCAGAAAACGACCTGTCATTTGCCAGCTTTCCTGTAAATTCTCAAATCAGGAATAATCTCATCTTCTGTATAGTTTGGTTCGATAAGAGCTTTAATCACACTAGACTTAAAGACTGGCTTTCATGTATTCAAGAATGCTTCCTCTGGAGTAGATGGATATTCCTGAAAAGCATAATCAGGATTCGTTTGTGAGTTATACATATTCAGATACCGCTTTTTTTGTCATTCAGTAAGCACTGTTCCATCTATCATTGGCTTGTTTAAATGTTCCAATTCAGGCGGTAGCTTTACAATTTCTCATTTTTCTACAGGTAGATCATATTCAGGCATAAGCCACCATCATAGGAAAATACAGCTCCATTCGTAACTATCATTATTGTAATATTTGTGTCGTAATAGCTCGAACTCGTTTCAAAATCCGTTGGCTGTACTTTCTATGATAATGTCTCAATCTTTCGGAACTGATGGAAGAGTTCACGCAAGGAGTTCTCATGCATTAGCAATAAAAGCAAATTCTGATATATGAAGTTTACTCCATGTTCAACCACGAGAATCTGTAATCACTGCGATTTTGGAGTGATTATCTAAAAACTCTAATTCTTTTTTTGTGGAATATTTAGTAGTGGGTTTGTATCGTACTTTTCAATCATTCAGTTTTAATGCTTCAGGAAGTTTCAAGTATGCTGTTTTTACTTTATCAAATATTTCGTCTCTGGTAGTATCTACCTGTGCTAAAATTCAGATATTTTGGTTAGGAAAAATTACAGCATCATCCAGTCAAGATATAGCTTCATTGGTTGTAATACCCATCTGTCTACCTTTCAAAACAATTAGTCTGATTCTACCGTAGCGGTCTTTCAATTCGTTTTTGCGTTTCTCCAGAATTTCCTGTGCTCTGTTTCTCTTGAATCACACTTCTTGTTGGTTTTTGTCTACGATGGTGTACAACCCTAGTCTCTTGCTCTTCCTGTAAAAATTGCTCTCCATGTAATCTGATTCTCTTATAAATTTTTGATAACATTTGTCTGACATTTTCAGGTGAAGTTGCTAATAATCTTCCTATCTCTCCACTTGTTAGAGTTTGTCAGCTCCACTCATAATCACTAAAAGCACTAAAGCAAAACCGCACTACTGTATCAAATGCTTGTTTATCTTCTAGTGGGACTTGCTCCTTTACATTAAAATCAATAAAAGCTGATTTGTAATGCACCTTTATAATTCAGTTTTCAGCTACTAATCTAATATTTCAATTAATAAAAAAAGGTCTAACACTTTGCATATATACTTTAATTTTCTGTAAAGTAGTAGCCTCCATATAAAAAGATTAATCTCTGATAAAATCTGATTCGTTTAAAGGTTCGGACTTGTTTATATTCTCATTCTTGCTTACTGTAGTTGGTTCTCAAAGTTCTGTTTTGAGTGCATTTAATCACTTCACTTTATCACTCATAGACATTTTATCTGACTTTTTTGTCAGATCATTCATTATTCAAACTAACGCATTTTTCTTTCAGAGTTGCAGAGTTTCAATAGGTATTTGAAGCTCTTTAGCTCTTTTTTTTGCGTTTTCTTCCAGAGCTTTTTTGATGATTTTCTCTTTATACGCCTGTTTCTCTTTACTCCATCACTTCGTTTTATTCTTCAAACTGCTTTTCGCTAATTTTTCGCCAAACTTTCTCTTGAGAAAATCATCCACCACATCAATCTCACTTTGAAAGAATTCGAGCTTTATTTCTGACCAATCGTATTTCGCCATGCTTTTTTATTTAATCAGCTAAAATTTCGTTTATATCTATCTCTCTATTCAAACATTTTATTTCAGCTTCAGGGTTTATCTTGTGAAATCTTTTTATTATCACTTCAATATATTTAGGGTCAAGTTCCATCATATAACATTTTCTTTCTGTCTGCTCGCAAGCAATTAATGTACTTCAACTTCATCAAAACAAATCTAATACATTTGAATTTTTATTGCTCGATATTTTCATTTCATTTGTTATTAAATGAATTGGTTTCATTGTCGGATGTAATCATGTTTCTCTTGAAAATTCTAAACATCTTGAATAATTAACATCTTTTAATCAATTATTCCAAATTGCATTTCTTCTAAATAATAACAGATATTCAATATCTGGTCTGTGGCTATCTCATATTGGAATAGCCGATGGTTTTTTCCAAACTAATACATTATATGAATAATTATTATCAACCGCCCAATTCAAATATGTTGGTAGTAATTCTTTATTACAAAACACATAAGCATTTAATTTATTTATATCAAATATACTTGGTAATATATTTAAGAAATCTTCAGGATTAAAATTTGAAATAAATTCAATGTCTTTGCCTTGTTTTTTTAATGCCTTTCATATTTCTCATTTACATCATCCTTTTGTTTCTAAATTATATGGTGGGTCTGTAAAAACTAAATCCGCCTTTTGTCAATCCATTAAATCTTCAACATCTTCAATCTTTGTTGAATCTCAACATTTCAAGCGATGTCTTCATAATAAAAAACAATCCCCCCCCCTCACCATTTTCGCTTGTTCTTGAACTTCTGGCGTTTCATCTTCTATTATTTCCTTTTCTTCTGTTTCGTCTCATAGCTCTGGAAATAAATCTTCTACCTGTAAATCTAAGTCTCAAATACTTAAATCTCCTAAATCTTCTAATTCTAGCTTTAGATTTTCTATATCTCGCTCTGATTCATTCAGTTTATTATCTAAGATTCTATACTTCTTAATCTGCTGTTCTGTAAGATTTTCTGCTTTTACGCATGGAACTTTATCTAATCATAATTTCTTTGCTCATTCTAATCTCCC